GAAAAACAAAAAAGATGTATGGCAAGACATACAGAAACTGCGTAAAAGCGGAGGAATAAAAAATGAAAAAGGTATTACACAGATTAAAGAACTTATTTAACGACGCACACTGCTGCTGTTGTTGCGGCTGCTGTACTTGCTGTTGTAAGGAAAAGTAATGAAGCTGCTACTTGAAAACTGGCGAAAGTACCTTGATGGCTTGGAAGTTGATTGCGAGCAAGATGGTGTATGCATCGTTGCCGCCGAAGAGATAGTTAAGAAACTTCTTTCTGATGGAGTAGAAGATTTTAAAGTTATTGAGGGCTATGTTTGGCTTAAGGATAGCGACGACGAATACCCAACCGAGCACACTTGGATTATGATGAATGATGGGGAAGTAATAGATCCATCTGTCGCACAGTTTGATAAATACGGTGGCGTAGAAGAAAGAATATATGACACAGCATATGATGCTGATGGCGAGTTCTATGGCGATAGTAAGACCTATAAGCCAGTAGAATATTTGGAATTACCAGTATGAAACAACTACTATCCATATTTTTAGTTATACTCTTTGCTTTCCCTGCTTGGGCGCAAGAGGGAGTTATAACTGAAATACAAAAAGGGCAACAAGCACCTTTTACTGGTGTCCTGATGGATGCCAAAGCAGCGGCTAAAGTTCTAACAGAGCAGAAATACACCGCAGAAGAGTGTAGGCTGGAAATGGATAGAGAGATAGAAATATTAAAAGCCAAGTTAGAACTAGATCTCAAAATCAGCGAGATCAAACTAACCTCGGCAACCGACAAATACACAAATCTTCTCAATATAAAAGACGAGGAGAACAAGCGACTACAGGAACTAGCACTAGAAAGACCAAACGATAACAGCCATTGGTGGCTTGCCGGTGGTGTGCTTGGTGGTATAGTTCTTTCCATAGCAGTCTTTGCAGTCGCCGTGGAGATCAAATCAAATGGCGATAGGTAAATATAGCCACAATAGGTTAGTTTCTATAATTAGAGCCAACTCTACAGACGAAGCCGGTCTTACAACAAATCCGGCCGGGTCAAATAGGCAACTTCAATTTAACAACGACGGGGCTTTTGGCGCAGTAACCTCTTTGATATTTGATGGAAATGACCTAACACTTCTAAATGATAAAAAAATTCATTTCGGAGATGACCAAGATGGACATATAGAATATAACGAAAATGGAGATGATTTTTTAGTAATATCGGGATCATCGCAAGGTGTTGTCCTTTCTGGGTCGACAATACAAATAGATGGAACGTTAGAGGGCGCTTCACCGCTTAAGATTGGTGGAGAGGTGCAGTTTATCGGCGGAGACGGCGTAGGATTTAATTTCGGTCCAAACAATGAAACAAAAATATTGTTTCAAGATTCTCCAAGTAATGCCTTAGTGATATCGGGTAGTAGTGCAAATGGAGGGCTGACTATATCGGGCTCGTCGGTAAACATAGATTGTTTCGTGGGAATAGGGGTTGGCGAAGGGAATGTGACACACGCTCTAACTTTGCCAAACAGCAGTGATGCCAGTGGGCAAGCTAAAGCAAATGCCTTTTTTACATACTCTTCAAAAAGATACAAGAAAGATGTTGAGCCACTTGAGTCCGCATTTGATACAATCAGCAAACTTCAGGGCGTATCATACAATTGGAAAGATACGGGAAGAAAAGATTATGGATTTATAGCGGAAGAAGTTGGCAGAGTAATACCAGAAATTGTAGAATGGAGTGCAGACCCTCAATATGCTAATACAATGGATTATACTAGAATCATTTCATTTTTGGTTGAGGCTGTCAAAGAGCAGCAAAAGAAAATAGATTTTTTAGCTGAAAAACTAGATAAATTAGATGTATAATAGTGTTATATGAGTAAAAAAGATTCTAATTGGGTAGTAAAAGTAGAAAAAGCAATATCAGAAAAGTACGGAGATATTGCGATACGAAATCCCCGCTCTTTTTGGAACGAAGAAAAAGAAGCTGATTATCTTGAACAGATAAAGCAAAGGTACAGAAAAGACAACAGACAAAGAGAAACGGTCGAAAAGATTAACAAAGATGGTTTTTTTGTTTCAAAAAAACTACTTACTAGAGACGAAGACCGTGTTTGCCCCGCTTGCTTTGAATATTCGTTTGATTTGAAAGATGATTTATATATGAGCAAGTATGACTGTTGTTACAGATGTTATGTGCATTTTGTTGAAAATAGAGAAGAGAGATGGGCGAACATAGACCAAAGAGTAGAGTTTTTAGGAAACTTTTATAAGGGGAAAGATAATGGCTAATGTTTTAGACGTTGTACGCACAATTCAAAATATTGTTGCACAAAAAGGGTACGATGGTGCTCTTGATGGAGAAGGTAAACCAGTTGAAATAGGGCTTAGAAGAGAAGTTGAAAATGTTGTCACCGATAGCAGACTTGTAGATGGGTTTAAGGTTAGATTTCAAGGAAACAAAATGATCTTGAGCTACTCTTCGGAATGTAACATAAAGAATGTCGCAGATCCAAAATTTGAATCAAAGGTAAATCAAAAGATAGCAGATATTGTTTCTTTCCTCAAGAAAGAATATAGGTCTGCTGCTGGTAAAAATCTTTCTTTAGTGCAAGAAGGAGAAACCGATATCCTTGTACAAAAGATGTCGAATATTAGGACTTGGTATCAGACATCTTCAATCTATAAACTCGGTGGCGTTCCGGGCTTGGGAGAGGAGGAGACCCTTCCTCCACAACAAAGGCTGGAAGAAAGTATTAAAAACTGGATCAAGGCTTCAAGATAGTGAAGGCAGATGTCATATCAACTAACAAAAAAAGAGAAACTCAAAGAAATTGTTAAGTGTGGCAAAAACCCATCTTACTTTATAAATAACTACACAAAAATCTCGCACCCAATCAAAGGTCAAATACCATTTAGAACTTACGATTTTCAAGATCAATTGTTGGAAGACTTTAATGATTATCGCTTCAATATCATATTGAAAGCGAGACAGCTAGGTATATCTACAATTACAGCGGGATACGTCGCTTGGATGATGCTCTTTCACAAAGACAAGAACATCCTTGTTATGGCAACCAAGTTTCAAACAGCGGCCAACTTGGTTAAAAAAGTCAAAGCAATAATGAAAAACTTACCAGAGTGGATGCAAATTGCTAGCATCGAAATCGACAACAGGACCTCTTTCGAACTTAATAATGGCTCGCAGATCAAAGCATCCACAACTTCTGGTGATGCGGGTCGTTCAGAGGCTTTATCTCTCCTTGTTGTTGATGAGGCAGCACATGTTGAGGGTCTCGATGAGCTTTGGACTGGTCTCTACCCCACTCTGTCAACAGGCGGTCGCTGTATTGCTCTTTCCACGCCGAACGGTGTGGGAAACTGGTTCCACCAGACCTATATCGATGCTGAGTTAGGTAATAATGATTTTCATCATACCGATTTGCCTTGGGATGTACACCCAGATAGGGATGACGAGTGGTTTGCGGAAGAAACCAAAAATATGTCCCGTAGACAAATCGCTCAAGAATATGAATGCAACTTTAACATGTCTGGCGAAACTGTTATTCATCCCGATGACATGTCTAGAATAAAAGACAATCTTGTAGATCCGGTTTACAGAACGGGGTTTGATAGAAATTTTTGGATCTGGGAGAAGCACAATCCTGAGTGCAAATACCTTTTGGTGGCTGACGTTTCCCGAGGGGACGATAAAGACTTCTCGGTGTTTCATGTGTTTAAGTTAGAAACTATGGAAATTGTCGCAGAGTATAAATCAAAAATAACACCAGATCTGTTTGCCAATATGCTAAATGATGTTGGGAGAGAGTATGGAAATTGCCTAATGGTCATTGAAAACAATTCTGTTGGCTATGCTGTCTTGGATAAACTTAAAGACATGGCTTATCCAAACTTGTACTATTCAATAAAGTCAACACACGAGTATGTAGAGCAATATCAAGGGGAAAACATGAACAACGCTGTTGCTGGTTTTTCTATGACCTCTAAGACTAGACCGCTAGTTGTAGCTAAAATGGAAGAATTCATTAGAAATAAACTAGTTACAATATACTCCGCCAGACTATTTAGTGAGTTAGAGACTTTTGTTTGGCAAAACGGTCGCCCCCAAGCAATGCGTATGTACAACGACGATCTTGTAATGGCTTTTGCAATAGGTTGTTGGGTAAGAGATACAGCGCTTGAGGTCAACCAGAGAGACGTGGAGTACGCTAAAGCATTTTTAGGTGCGATAACAAAAGTTAATACAGAAATTAATACTGCAATTCCGGGTCAAGTGGGCTATAAGCCGATTGCAAAAAGTGATAAGATAAAGGAACAACAACAATATAGTTGGATTTTGAAAGGATAAAAGATGGCTGATAAAAACAGAAACCCTAGAAATCAAGAATCGCCCCTGTTTAGGAGATTAACGAGATTATTTTCAGGACCCTTAGTTAACTACGATGCCCAAATGGTCGTTAGGAATTCAAGATCCGATACAGACAAGTTTGCTTCAAAGTTTAAATCCGCAAGCGGTCAACAGTTTAAAAAAACAACCTATAATCCTTTTTCAAATTTAACTTCTGCGACCATGGCAAATGTATCTAGAAGTCAGAGGTACATTGATTTTGACCAAATGGAGTATGAGCCAATCATTGCATCTGCTCTAGATATTTATGCAGATGAGATGTCTACCTCTACTCATTTGCACCCTTTGTTAAGAATTCATTGCCCAAACGAAGAAATAAAACTAATATTAAATTCTCTCTATCACAATGTTTTGAACATCGAGCACAATTTATTTAACTGGTGTAGAACAATGTGCAAGTTCGGAGACTTCATGCTATACTTAGACATTGAAGAGAGCCAAGGCGTAGTCAACGCCATTGGGTTGCCAACAAGGGAGGTTGAACGATTAGAGGGAGAGGATAAAACAAATCCAAATTACGTCCAATACCAGTGGAATTCGGCGGGTATGACTTTTGAAAATTGGCAAATCGCACACTTTAGAATTTTAGGAAACGATAAATTTGCACCATACGGAACATCAATTTTAGATCCGGCACGAAGAATTTTTAGGCAATTAAGTTTATTAGAAGATGCGATGATGTCATACAGAATTGTTAGATCTCCTGAGAGAAGAGTGTTTTACGTTGATGTTGGTGGCATTTCACCCAACGAAGTAGAGCAATATATGCAAAAAGTTGTAACTCAGATGAAGCGAAATCAGGTGGTCGATTCAACCAGTGGTCGTGTGGATTTACGCTACAACCCGATGTCAGTAGATGAAGACTATTTCATTCCAGTTCGAGGTGGGCAATCTACAAAAATTGAAACTCTTGCTGGGGGTCAATACACTGGCGACATTGATGATGTAAAATACCTTAAAGATAAACTGTTCTCTGCTTTGAAGATCCCGCAATCTTATTTATTTAGAGGAGAGGGAGCCAACGAAGATCAAACTACATTGGCTCAAAAGGACATTAGATTTGCTAGAACAATCCAAAGACTGCAAAGAGCAGTTGTTACAGAGTTGGAAAAGATTGGAATTATTCACCTGTACACTCTTGGATATCGTGGTAACGATCTCATATCTTTTAAAATGTCCCTAAACAATCCTTCCAAAATCGCAGAATTGCAAGAGCTTGAGCAGTGGAGGACCAAGTTTGATGTAGCAACGGCAGCGGCAGAAGGATTCTTCTCTAAGCGCTGGATTGCGTCTAATTTGTTCAATATTTCAGAAGAGGAATTTTTAAGAAACCAAAGAGAGATCGCATATGACAAACTTACGCTAGCTCAATTTGATGTTCTTGATGCTGATGCTGGAACTGGCGGAGCTGGTGGTGGAGGTCTTGGCGGAGGTGATCTTTTGGGCCTTGATGATGACACTGGAGCAGGCGACTTAGGTGGCGATCTTGGTGGGGACGAACCAGCAGCAGACGAACCAGCAGCAGACGAACCAGCAGCAGATGAGCCAGAGGGAAATTTGCTCGCAGTTCCCGGTAAGCGAGATGATGATGTGGTAAAGATGGCAAAAAAAGGCGCAAAAGGAAAAGTATTTACTACTACAAACAAATCAAAGGGAAAGTGGTATGAGCCAAGGGACGATCAATCAGGCAAAAGAGCGCTAGCGAGATCTATGAAATCAATGGGGTCAATGAGGGGGATCACAGGTGTCCCGCATGGATACAAGGATATGAATAGGCTTTCTAGGGGTGTGTTCACGGAAGAGCAGTCTAATTATGATATGCAGGAGCAACAAATCCTTGAGCACAATAATGAAATTAAAAAGTTAATAACAGAGTTGGAGACAAAGAAAGAT